ACTCTTCTGGCTTCGTCCATGCCGAAACGCGTGAGCCTCTTCTGATGCAGGACCTGGTGATCCAGTTGGGGCTGAAACTGCGGAGCGTGCGGGCCGTGGTTAAGTCTTTGGAGCGCGGGTCTAGTCATCAAGGTGAGTCCGCCCAGTACAGCCAGAACAACCGCCGCGGCGCCGGCGGCACCAACTACACAGGGGATTGAGCCATGGCCTTCACACCGAGCTTTAAAGAACGCACCGCCGAGGATCTGCTGGAGCATTGGGGCCGCTGGGTTGTGTTGGGCTCTGGTGTGTCGTGCTGCGCGTCACGCGAGAACACCATACTGTCGCCGATGATCACTGACGACGACGCGCTGATGATCGACGGGTTGATGGGCCGGCTGCTGAAGCGATACCCCGAATGCGGTCAGGTACTCATGAAGTACTACACCACCCGCGACAGTTCTCTGATGGAGGTCGGCAAGAAGATGGGCTTCGGCGAAGAGAAGACGCGCGGGCTCTGGAAGGCGGGTATTGCGTGGATTGATGGAGCTTTAGATATTCGCCGTCAGGCTGCTTGACAGCCCCGGTCCCTGCATATAGATTTCAGTTACTTTGCGGTTTTTCCGCGTGCAAAGCCCGTCTCCGAGATGGGCTTTTTGCTTTCTACACTTCCTTGAGCCTCGGCATTTGCCGGGGCTTTTTAGTTTTCGGCTCCACCACACCCATTGCTCCGAGCTGGGAGTGCTGCTGGAGCTGATCTATGTGAGGCTTGCCAATCCGGCGGGCCTTTTTCGTTATGAGGCACAGCAAATGTCCGGCTCTATCCAATCCAGCAATTACGTGCCGGGCGTTTCCGGCTGGAAGTTCAGCGCCCTAACCGGTGACTACGAGATCAACAGTTCGAACATTGCAGTGGGTAGCCTGCCTACTGATCCGCAACCGATCACCATCACCGCCGGCGAGTGGTCCGACTACGACCTGCCGGCCAATGCCGTGGAACGCCACGCCTTCATCGGTGCCGAGCTGGAGAAGATCCCGGCAGAGTGCCGAAATAGCGCTGAGTTCACGACCGAGGACATCTCGTTTGATCGTGATGGCTCGGACTACCGCACCACGCTGACCTACGTTCGCCAGGAAACTCAGGAAGAGGCCAAGGCCCGCCAAGAGAAAGCGAAGGTGTCCGGTACGCGGATCGTGAGCTCGGGCGGTTGCGCTACGATAATTTGCGATGGTGTCGTGCGGGCCAGGTTCGGCAATCTGGACCAGCCAGAGCCCGAGCAGGCTAAACCTTTCAAGGTAGATGGCGACAAGGTCTACATCAGCGAGGCTGCGATCCAGGACGGCATCATCAAGTCACCGTGGCCGATGGCCTGGGGTGTGCGAATGCAGCTCAGGCAGGACGGCAAATACTATGCTGCGGGCCTCGGTTTAGGAATGCCATCGCAGATCCTGGTGTCGGTTGATCGCTTCGCCATCAAGCCGAGTGCAGGCGAAGCTGAGATGATTGATGCCCTTTCCGGCGTGATAGGGATCACCCAGCTCTGCAAGTCAATGAAAGCGGAAGTCGACAAGATGAAACTCGACCGCTTGGCGGAGCAGGGCCAGGTCGACGCCGAACGCCTGCTCAATGCTGAAAAGGTCAAAGACGTGATCCGCGCCGAACTTCGTCAGGGCGGCTTGCTCTGGCGCCGCAGCTAATCCATTCCTTCACTCCCTCACCGGGAGGATATCGAGATGTCGAACATGCCAGATAAGCCAGACACCTGGGCATTGATGCTTGCGTGGCTGAGCCAGCATGCGCCGATCCTTTACCCGGCCGGGCTGTCCTTCGCCATGGCTGTATTGCGCATCACCTATGGTGGTGGCTCGCGCCGCCAAATGATCGTGGAAGGCGTGCTGTGTGGTGGGTTGACCCTGACCATCATCAGCGGTCTGGAGTTCTTCGGGCTGCCGCAGAGCATGGCCACCTTCGTAGGTGGATGGGTCGGCTTCCTGGGCGTTGAGAAGATCCGGTCTATAGCTGACAGGGTCACCGATTTCAAGCTGCCGACCAGGTCGCCTTAGCGATGGCTTGCAGTGGATGCGCCGCCCGGCGTGAATGGATCAATAAGTGGAGCAAGATTGCATATGAACGAGCCAAAGAACTCCTTGAGCGTGGTAACGATCCTTCCCCCGCCGAACCAGAAGCCAGGCAGCGCCCAGATGGCACAGGGCACGAAGGTGATGCTGAGCGACGGCAGTGAGCTGGCAGGCGTGACCGGTGTCACCTTGAAGGCCAGTGCAGGTGGAGTGTGGGAAGCCACCGTCACCGTACTGCCTAAGATCATCCAGCCAGTGAGCGCCGAAGCGCGCATCGTCGAGGTAGACGTCACTGACCTTCAGTCGCAGTCACGTCAGCATGCAAGGGCCGAGGCATGAATACGCTACTTTCCCAGTTCCTTCAGGACAGCCTGGAAGAACAGAAGAGGCAGACGGCAATCCTCGAAAGGATGGAGAAGCATCAGGCGATGCTGATCCAGGCACTGGCAGAGGATCAGGGCGAGCAAGACCCTGATGCCCGCCCACTGACGTACATGGACGGCACCCCGTGCCGTTGAGGCCGCAGAAGCCATGCAATGCCCAGGGCTGCAACACGCTGACCCGAAACCCTCGGTACTGCGATGAACATGCCCACCTACTCAAGAGTTCGACCTGGGCCAAGCCTCGGGAGAGCAGCACCAAGCGCCACTACAACTACAAGTGGCAGCAGGCAAGGGCAGGCTGGCTGGCAAAGCATCCGCTGTGCAGGTGCTGCGAGCAGGCAGGCAAGGTGGTTGCGGCGACCGATGTTGATCACGTCATCCCACACAAGGGCGATATGGTCCTGTTCTGGGATCGGAACAACTGGCAGAGCCTCTGTGGTCCGTGCCACTCCAGCAAGACGGCCTCCGAGGATGGTGGTTTCGGCAATTCCCGGCGCTGAAAGCAAAAAAAACCAGAAAAACCAGTGAAAAACGATCAAATGAGAATGATTCGTGCAGAAAGGGAGGGGGAGGGTCGAAAGTCTGGGCCTTTTCGCTTCTAGACCGCGCCCTCAGTCGTTTTTTTACACCCGCGAAATTAAAAAGTCAGGAGTTGCGCGATGGGAGGCACCGCCACGGTCGCCGGCCGTGGTCGCAAACCCAAGCCAACGGCCAAAAAAGCACTCGCCGGAAACCCCGGCAAGCGCGCGCTGAATACAGCCGAGCCGCAGTTTTCCAAGATCACCCAGATCGACCCACCGGATTGGTTCAGCCCTCGGGCCGCCACCATGTGGAACATGATTGTTCCCGAGCTGCTGCGCGAGAACGTGGTGGCGATCACGGACCTGCACAACGTCGAGGCCTTCTGTAGCGCCTACGACAACTGGCGGCTTGCTCAGGAATCAATCACGCAGCATGGCATCGTCGTCACCGGTGCCACGGGCGGGCCGATGAAGAATCCCGCACTTACCGCCGCGAACGAAACGATGCGCCAGATGGTGACCTTCGGTTCGATGCTGGGTCTGGATCCGGCCAGCCGCACCCGACTGATCGGCGGCAACAAGGAGAAAGAAACCAACGAATTCGCCAACCTACTGAGAACCTGATGACCAAATCTGTCCACCCCAATGTCGACAAGGCAACGGCGTGGGGTCGGTCATTGCTCCGCGGTAAGGTGCCGGCGTGCCGTTATATCCACCAGGCAGTGCAGCGCCACTTCGATGATCTGGCGGCCAGCCGCAAACGCGGTTTCCGTTTCAAGTTCGACCCGGCCAAGGCAGAGAAAAAGCTCAAGCTAATGCAGCTGCTGCCACATACCAAGGGTGAGTGGGCATTCAAGCGTCAACTGATCACGCTGGAGCCCTGGCAG